CCCATTTGTTTACACACACCTGGGATAGGTCTAAGTTTCGCGAACGCCTCGGATTCGTAAAAATCATGGACCATATTACGCGATTGGGGTTCGGTAATGTTAAACATATCTTTATAGACGTACGGGTACTTTTTGGCGGTCGGCATTTTGTATCCACGGAACTTTGCCATAGGTCTTAACGAACGAGACGAGAACTTCGTCGATATCAATAGCAACTCTTTTCATTTAAATAATACTATAAAAAAATCTCTAACTGTGTTTTTTGTGATTGAAATTTTTATTCAGGTATAGTAGAGTATGGCGGATAAAATACCCGTCGTCGACTATAGCAGAATGGAACGACTCAAACCTCCAGAAAATACAGTTATACCACTAAATGCAAATACGATTTGTTTGTTTCTAATAATCGCGACCATAATTGGTCTTTATAAACGCCACGTCGATATTAGTCAAGACCGCGAACGACGTCGTATTTGATACACTCGTTAGGGTCGAGGTAAACGTCACGTTTCATAAGTTTCTTAAGTTGTTTATCAGGAATATTGGTTTTCTCCGTATAGGTTTTCTTAACCATGTTCATGAGTTTATCACACATTTTCATTTCATCCTTAACTTCCTCGTATTTCCCCCAAAATCCACCCGTGGATATTTGGTGAATGAGAACGTGTGCGTTCTTACCGATGAGACGTTCGTGTCCACCCAAAAGAAGGAACGTTGCTGCCGAGCAGCACTCACCCTGCGCGATCGTGATAACCTTAACGCGTGATTTTTCGAGGATGTTCATTGCACTCAGACCCGCGAATAAGTCACCGCCTCCACTACATATATGTATCCGAATAACGGGTTCGTACCCCATAAGTTCCGCTTTTTGTTTAAGAAGTTTGATTTCGAGTTTTTTAAACTCTTCTATAAATTCGAGAATATCCTCGTTCGTGATTTCACCATAGTATAATATTTCATTACCGATAACACGCGTGATTTTAAATTCATCCTCATCCGTGTTAGTGGTTGTAGACATTGTATATTATTTACTCTATAATTTGTTCTTTAATCAACTTTTTTATTTTTGTAACTTCACGTTGTTTAAGTTTGTTTTGTATCGCTAAATGATTCATTACATCGAAATCTTGGGGTATTAGATTATATTCTATAAATTTAGAAATATCACCTTTTTGTGCATACATTCTAAATAACATAAACTCTTGGTGATTAAAAGTAGACATTGAACGTACCTGTATACTTCTTATTTTCTGTTCACGCATTCTCTGATTACCAAATTTTGTCCAAAACCTACCCGGTCTAATATTTTTCATATCCATTTTTTTTGTAAAATACATTTTAGGTATTTTTATGGCGTTTAGCACAAATAAAGGCATGATATCCCAATCTCCTTTATATAATTCCGAATCGTAAAGATCTGCTAAAGAAAGTGCTCGTGTTATTTTATCCATATTATCATCGACACAATCTATATAATTTTCTTGGATAAGTGACCACATGTGCCCATGTTCTGTAAAAGTATCGCATATATTTAGATCATGTCCGTTACATAAAATATCTACCACTTGATCCTTGGATGTTTGAAATATATCCTTATCGTAAGGAAAATCTAAATAACTAAAGAAATTGTATATATTACCCAAACACTTGTTTGCGGCTAACGAGGAGTTGGCATGATTTGGTTTTATTTTCATGATTTCTTCAGGTTTTGCCCTTGGTATTATAATTGTAGTAAAGTTATCTACAAAATGAATACTTTTTGAGGTTACAACAAGTGGTTTTTTAGTTATACTTATACCATTCGAAACGTCTTCGACTATATATTTATATTTATACGCATCATTTTCATAATCTTCTATATACGTATACATATTTGAGTTTTTTATCGTATCCATAAATATATCCTTTTTCTGAAGAGGATCATCCCATATTTCAATACTATTACAGTTGTCAAAGACTTGATTAATTATGAAACTTTTACCATAACCTGCCGATCCACATAAAAACACATTTTTACCAGATTCTATATATTTTTTCAATAATGTTATTTCTTTATCGTGAATCGATAATTCTTTTATCTTTTTTTCTTTTTTTATAATAACAAAGGAATCCATGTCAGGTGACGAAAATGATCTCGCTAATCAAGCTTTAGATATTTTTTTGGATAACGATATTATTCAAAAACGTATAATAGACCCTTTAAAAAGAAAAGTTGCTCCTTACATATTATGTTTTGGTATCTTTAACTTATCCATTTTTGTCATGATTGCTTACCTATCAAATCGTATTTCTCTTATTATTTAGATATATCTGTTTGATCTTCTTCTCTCTCCCCCTCTTCTTTTGGTATTTCCGTAACAACTTCCATAAGTTCAGTTCTACGTCGTATTTCTTTCATGAGATCACCTTTGAGACTCACGAGCCCTTTATCTTTTAGATCTGCAATTTCATTAACACGTTGTTGTTTCCCTTCTATATCAGATTTTATTGTTTTTTTAGCCGTCTGAATATTACCACGTATATCTTCGAGTTCCTTCTTAAGTTCTCTTTTTGCAGCACCACCTACAGCGTCTTTCAATTTAGTAATAATTGTATTTTCGGCTATAGCCTTGAATGGTATTATAGGTTGTATATGCATAATCTCAGGTTTGAAGAATGCATTATCATCGGGAAACTCACGCTCGAATGCGTCTATCATTTTTTTCGGTACATTTGGAGATTGTTCTATTAAACGATCATATTCCGCTCGCATATTTTCAATCATAACAGTTCCGTTTAATGTTCTTTCTGAAAGTGGTAGTGTGAGTTCGAGACGAATTGTTCGAGAAATTTTACCGTATTGCACAGAAGCAACTCTGTGACCTTCCATCAATTCATTAATTTTAAGAAATTGCATTATAGTCGTCGCGATCGCCGTAATAAGATTAAGTCCACCAATTGCCGATGGTACAAATGGTTGTACTGTGGGTGGGAAAGTCTCTTGTGCAAAGTTAGCAGTACCTGTAATAGTACTTACAATAATCAATGGTATTGTAAACTTCATACTCAAATTTTTGAATGAACAATACGCTTGGTAGTGCATATACCTATAACATGCAGCAGCTTCTCCCCAGGACTTAAGTATTTTTTCCTGTTGAGGATGCCATATTTTTGGTAATTTCTTTTCTTCGTTCATACTAATAGAGATGAATATTATATTCTTCATTCATTTACTTTTTTTCATAACAATGCTTGTTGTTCCTTTTATGAAAAATAAACAAAATCTCGAATTTTATTCGATTTTAGTACCGTTCATATTCTTTCACTGGTCAGTCAATGATGATACGTGCGCATTAACACAAATGGAAATGGCTGTTACGGGTAATAAAAAAGAAGAAACTTTTTTTGGGCGCATTGTTGGACCTATATACAAAATGGACGATACTGCGGCTAACAATTTATTGAAAAGTCTTTTATTCTTTTTATGGTTACTCGTACAATTTAGACTAAATAGAGTTGACTTGAGCCCACTTCAAGAATTGAAAAAACGTATTTTGAAATAATATAATATTTGTATATATAAATGAAGAATAAGACAAAAAGTAAACTTTTATTTTTTACTATAACGGTACTTATTGCTATTATTGCATATCAATTATATAATCCCTTGATTATAAAACAAAAGGAAACAGTCCCAGTTAGAGTTGCTGTCCCAGTTAGAGTCCCAGTAAGAATTCCTGCTCAAAAAGAATATCGCGAACCACCTATAAAAGAATATAAACCAGGACATGTCCAACAAATGGGAATATTAGTTGGTAGTGATGACGAAACTTTACCCTTATATGGTAAAGAAGTTCGAGGTAGACGTGATAGATACCATTATTATACAACAACACCTGGTGATCAAATGTATTCACTTCCAATTACACACGACGCGCGTGATTGTATGGAAGATATTGGATGTCCCGAATTTTATGGTAATGAATCCGTTTCGGTTTTAGGGCAAACGGGTGCATTCCAGGCTAAGATGTACAGAACAGATAATTTCTTTTGATTATCGATCTATAATTAATATATACAAACACGCTAAACATAACACACTATTTGATAAAGATGACATTGTCTTAGTAACATTTGAAATCTTGTTAGGTGTTGTCATTGTTATGAAACTATCAACACATGTTAAAATAGAAGACAAAAAACATATAAAAATAAGTTGAGATAACCTATCCATTTATATTTATCAAACAAAAAATATTGAGTAATATAAATGAAGATTGATTTGTTAAAAGACGAAGCAAAACGTCTTGGTCTTCGCGTGACTAAAAAAATTAGGGGTAAACGTCTTCCTCTGAGTGAAAAAGAACTTAAGATGAAAATTCAAAGACGGCGTCCACCAGCTTTGGAAATCCAGGTTCGAAATTCAAAAAAACTTATACGAACGTGTAAATCACTTTTACAAACAACGGAACAAACTGTTCCACGCGTTCGTCGAGTTTCTCAACCCGTTACACGTGCACCATCAGTTCCACGCGCACCACCCCCACCACCGGTTCCAACTAAAAGAGATCCACGCGCAAATTTAATGACTGCTTTAAAAGCAAACCTTAAACGTCGTGGTCTTAAAGAAAAGATAAACCAAACTTCTTAGATATAATCTTTTTTGCACCTTCGAGTTCTGGGTGACTCCATAAAAGCCATCTCGACCAAAACCCCGCGGTAAAAAAACCTGTTTTTGTCCAGTTTTCTTTATCACTTCGAGTTACATCGAGCATGTTTTTATGAACTAGTTTAGGGTCGGTTTGTTTTTGTATCATATGAGGAACAAACCCACCGTGTCGCGTTACGTATGAACGCATACGTAATGGGTTTTTATGTAATGTATAGTCTGAGTACCCTCTTGCACCAAAATCAACTATTTTTCCATTTTCAAAAGTAATTCTAAACTTTTTATCAAAACGTGGACTTTTTTTTAAACGAACACGCATATATAATTACTGAATATAATTTTCACCGCGTCGTTTACGTCTAATCAATACTATTCCTAATGTAAGTGATATTATCCAGGCCTGGAATTGTGTTATACCGTAAGGTTCTTCAATCATAAACATATTTATATAATATACACTTTATTACTTTATCTTGTTTTGTAAACGTACAAGTGTGTAATGATGATACAAATGGATACACGAGATAAATAGAGAAATATAAACAGCTGGACTTTTTCTCAAATCCTTGCTTAATAGAATAAGAGTAGCAATTGTAAAAACTGTTATAGTTGGTATGGCTAATAAACCGATTTGTGTATCGGTCAAAGATGTGTCTTTTACTGAAACTGTTGGGTTCATTTATTCTACACTGAGAAAATATAATTATAAATGTTTTCTACAAACAGCCATGTACATTTCTTTACCACCTACGAGTTCAATCTTATCGCTATTAACTATACGTTTCGTAAAAGGACCATGTGTTCCATCCATGCATTTCATACACATAGCTGACAATTTGAAAACTTTATCGGCGAGAGGTATACAGTCTAAAATTTCACCTATTTTGCCCTGTTTATAATCACCGTCTAAACCCGTCAATAGTATAGTTTTACCGTTTCCGATCGCCTTTTTGACAAAAACTTTTAGACCAATAAAAAACTGCGCTTCGTCTATAGCTATTACATCCACTTTTTCATAATTAAGTTGTGTCAAGTCATTCGTTTTTACACAATTGAATTTAATGTTATCATGTGTTCGTAATACATGTTCCAAACACCGTGTATCTTTGCTTGAGTTTATGACAAGAATATTTTTACCTATAATTTGATACCTTTTTAAACGCCTAACGAGTTCTGACGTTTTACCAGAAAACATATTTCCCATTATAATCTTGAGACTCATTTACAAACAAACGTGTTATGTTTTTATACTAATTTATTTTAATGAGATAAAGAAATAGGTATATATTTAATAAAATGCCTACAGAAGAAACACTTCAAATTAAAAGATTAACACTTGACGCGACTTTACCAACACGCGCATCACCGGGATCAGTTGGTTACGATTTATATAGTTTACACGATACTGTTATTCAACCTGGTTCTCGGGACATTGTGAGTACGGGTATATGTGCGACAATTCCATTGGGATGCTACGGTAGAATTGCACCACGTTCGGGTTTAACTGTACGTTACGGTATTCATGTAGGTGCCGGTGTTATTGACCCTGATTATACGGGTGAATTAAAAGTCTGCCTATTTAATCTCGGATCTGTTCCGTTCGAAATTAAATCGGGGGAGAGGATTGCTCAGTTAATTTTAGAAAAGTGTTTAACACCCCTTATTCAAGAAGTGACTGATTTACAAAAGACTATGCGTGCTAACAGAGGATTTGGGTCATCTGGTGAATTATAAAATTTAATAATTGTTTAGTTTCCGAATGCAACACCACCCATACCATTCTTAATTCTGAGAATGTTATAGTTGACTGCATACGCACGAATAAAATGTGCAGCAGATGAAGAAGGATCACTGATCGTAATCTTAGCGTTATCAATTCTCGAAAAGTTCAACGTACCAGTTGGTTGAGACTTGTCCATTGTGAGTGAAAATGGCCACGTCGCAATTGGTTCTTCTTTAGCACCTGGTGGGAAATACGAACAATGTCTGGTTGGAACAACGTTACGATGGTATTCAAGCGACATATTCTCGAAGAGTGGTGTACCGTTAATAAACATGGACGCAGTACCATCTGTACCAAATGTATAGGCCGCGGCTGTACCAAATGCGGCAATGTGTACGGACTTAACGGGGTGGTTAAAGTACGTAAGATCAATGGTTTTTTCCGTACCGGTCATTGGTTGAAACTGTGTTTGTGTCATAAGAATTTCATGTTCTGTTTTAGCAAAGAATTCGCGTTCCTCTGTATCAAGGAATATATAAGAACCATATACTTTGGGTGTAGACCCTGGTGTAAATGTACCGTTTCTACACTTGATTCTGATTTCAACCTGGTGGTATTGGAGACCGACAAGTGGGAGTGATTTAGTCCAATCTTCACTGAAGAAGAATGGGATAACGTACGAATGGTCCGACGAGTTTTCACCTTTATCGTCACAACCGGCCCACGCAGAAGCCTTAGCTTGTGTAGTGTTATAAAGAGCACCATGTACACTGTTAATGAATCCCGTATCTATTTTAGACACTTCTTGACCACCCACCCAAAGTGAAAATTCGGTTGGCTGAGAGAATGCGGCTTCGTTTTTATTGTATATACTAGCGTTATCGTCTTTATTATTGATGTCTGTACCTTCAATCCAAATATAGCTTAAAAGATCTCCTTTGGATTTAATTGGGATGGAAACTTCGTTTCCCGAACCAAACGTACCGATATAATCGAGGCGTTCTGGTTTAATTGCGAAGTTGGTGTGACGTTTATAGTTTTGTCTAAAAAATGAGACTTGTGGGTCGCCTGTGATGTACACATCTTGGGCACCGACCGATACGAGGTCAATCAAAGCAGCTGACATATTTTACTAATATAGTATATTAAAAAAATTGAGCATAAACGTATTAAGAGACATGGTTGTTTTTCAAGCCCTCACATGGGAAACTGAAGATAAACACGCACAGCATTTGATACATATTTTTGGAAAAACACAAGACGGTAAATCTGTATGTGTTACGACAGAATTTTCACCTTATTTTTTCATAAAACTCCCTACTGGTGATTATAGTACACACGCCGAACTATATTATGAGAGTATTATGAAACGGTGTCCTGGTTTAATAATGAATTATGAGATACAGTCGTCTATGGATGTATGGGGATTTCAAGATAATAAAAAGTTCTATTTTATGAAACTTACTTTTGAAACACTAGCACATCGCCGTAAAGTTGGCTACGCTCTTAAAGAATCGTTGAGGATATATGAAGAACCACAACCAAGAGTATACGGTGAACCGTACGATATACCGGAACCCCAATTTGTAAAATTGAAACTTTACGAGTCCAATTTGGAACCGGTCCTGAGGTTAATGCATATAACTGGTATCCAATCGACTGGGTGGTTGGATTCTGGTGATGAATGCACACCGACAAATTATGCAAATACAGAGTTGGATTTAATGTGTTACGATTGGAGAAATCTAAAACCTGTTAATAAACCCGAAACTGCACCATTTGTTGTAGCTTCTATTGATATCGAGTGTAATAGCTCTACTGGTAAATTTCCTAGTGCGGATATATATGGCGATTGTTGTTTCCAAATTGCCGTGTCGTTATGTTCATTCGGTACTGATATACCTTACGATAAGACGTGTTTCTGTTATAAGAAAACAGACCCTGACCTGGAAGGATGTACTATTCTAAGCTACGATTCAGAAAGGGGAATGCTTGAAGCATTAAGTGAATACATGGTAAAAATGGACATTGATATTATTACCGGATGGAACATATTCGGATTTGATATGGAATATATAATGACGCGTGCAAAAATGGTCGGGTGTTCCAAAAACTTTTTTGAAATGAGTAAACTTAAGGGGTATAAATGTGAAATGAAAATTAAGAAGTTATCTTCTAGTGCACTTGGTGATAATGAACTCAAACTCTTACCAATACCTGGACGTTTTATATTTGATTTATTTCATGAAGTTAAGAAGGGCTATAAACTTGATTCGTATAAACTTGATAACGTTTCTAAATTATACCTAGGTGATCAGAAAATAGATATGTCACCTAGGGAGATGTTTGCGCGTTTTAAGGAAGAAGACCCTGTAAAATTACGTGAAGTAGCAGAGTATTGTATTAAGGATACACTTCTTCCACACAGATTACTCTCTAAACTTTGTATACTTATTAACCTTCTAGAGATGGCAAAGGCAACGTGGGTACCGTTGTGTTACCTTGTAGAAAGAGGTCAACAAATTAAAGTGTTTAGTCAGTTAACGAAAAAGGCACGCGAAATGAATTATATAGTTCCTACTATTCAATGGGGTGAGGGGTTGGTAGATGGATACGAAGGAGCAACTGTACTCGAAGCACAAAAAGGTGCATACTATACACCGATAACCGCTTTGGATTTCGAGGCGTTATATCCATCTATAATGGTCGCACATAACTTATGTTATTCAACCATGATTATGGACCCCGTTTATGAAAATAAAAGATTATACCCAGATTTAGAGATCGAAACGTTTGGTAATTATAAATTCGTACAAAATGTACCGAGTCTTGTACCGAGTATCTTAACAGAACTTAAACAGTTTAGAAAACAGGCTAAGAAAGACATGGCCAAATCATCAGGATCTTTAAAAGAAATGTACAACGGTAAACAATTGGCGTATAAGATATCAATGAACTCTGTATATGGTTTCACGGGTGCATCAAAAGGTATGTTACCATGTGTACCCATAGCATCAACAACAACAATGAAAGGGCGCATGATGATAGAGGATACTAAGAATTACGTCGAAAAACATTACCCGGGTGCAAAGGTAAGATATGGTGATACCGATAGTGTAATGGTTGAATTTGACGTCGGTGAACGTAAAGGTGAAGATGCTATTAAATATAGTTGGGAACTTGGTGAACGCGCAGCGGAGGAGTGTACAAAACTTTTTAAGAAACCAAATAATCTCGAACTCGAAAAGGTATATTATCCGTACTTTTTGTATTCTAAAAAACGATACGCGGCAAAATTATGGACAAAGGGTAAAGACGATAAGATGAATATGGAATATATAGACGTAAAAGGTCTTCAACTTGTTAGACGTGATAATACACCATACATGCGCGAAGTTTGTAAAGAATTACTTGATGTTATTTTGGAAAGTAGTGATACAGCTGCACCAAAAGCACTCGCTTTACAACGTGCCGTAGAATTACTAGAAGGTGATGTTCCTAATGATAAATTAATTCTTTCTCAACAACTTGGAGACTCGTATAAATCTCAAAATTTACCACACGTACAAGTTCGTAATAAAATGCGTGATAGACAACCCGGTTCTGAACCACAATCCGGTGACCGTGTACCTTTTATTTTATGTAAAACATGGGATCCTCGTGCAAAAGCGTATGAAAAGGCGGAAGATCCAAAATATGCAGCGGAAAAAAAGTTGGATATAGATTATCCATACTATTTTCTTAATAAATTTCTCAACCCTGTGTGTGACCTGATTGAACCGTTATTTGATGATCCTAAAGAAGAAATATTCGGAGAACTCATAACGGGCTCTAAACCAGAAAAACGTAGTAAATTGTGCGATTATGATCCAAAACAGAAACGTATATCTGATATATTTAAACTTAAAAAATAGAACATATTATAAAACAAGAGAGTATGATTGAATGTATTTTTTCAGAAACATATACAATTTATGAAAAAAATTTAAATCAACTTGAAAAACATAAACTAATCAAATTGTATCGCGCGTTATCTATCAGATACAACAAGCCATTTTCTGAAATTTCTAAAAACTGTAAAATCGTAAACATAGAAGAAGATATTGATATACCAAAAACCCTGAATGAACGTGATTATGATAATAAAGAGTATTCGGATCTATTAACATGCATGTTAGAACATACGTTCAAAAGAATTGATAAAGTAATTATACAATCCCTTGAACGCATATGCAAAGAAAATATTGGTTTGATTGTCTTAAAAAATAACCTGGATTTGATTCAAGATACTCATAAAAAGTCGCAAACAAACGGATATTTATGCCTTGGTATTAATAGTAAAGGTACCGTATGTTGTCAAAGAGCTGTAAGAACTGTAGGTAAGTTCCAATTTTGCAAAAAATGCGCAAAAAATGCAACTATAGAAGATGTACCTATTCGAACATATCACGGGAATATTTATTCCAATTCTGATAAATCACACAGTGACAATTCTGACGATGACGATAATCCGTTTCCGTGTAATACACATTTTAACAAAGTTACTTAAAGTTATGCATATTCTAATAGATAAGATGAATAGATCAAATGTATTATTAACGTCTATAAATGAATTCTATGGAATACACGAAAACCGTGACATTTTGACACAGATATTAAATAAATCCGGTGGTATTTCATTAAGAAATTTAGAATGGTTTATTACAAATTATTCAAAAAAAAATAACTTAACTTATAAGACGTGTGATGGTAAATTGTTTAGCGTTCACGTCGCATATAAATCGAGTTTAGATGGTTATAGTAAAAAGTTATTTGATCCATTTTGTAGAGCGGATAAAATTACATATAACATACCTGGTACAGCTAATGAAATTCATACAACTGTTGCTCAGTTAAATTTCATTAGATGGTGTATAAAAAACAATATAATTGATTATATAAAAGATCATAAGATGCAATTATTTAATAAGCGCGTACCATGAAACCATTTTCGAATGAAAGTGTTTGATAACCAACATAATACATGTTAAGTGTATAATCACTTGTTAAACCATTTACCATTTTTACATCTAGAACAGTTTTATTAGATTTTAATTGACTAAAATCCAGACTTCCCGATGGTTCCACATTAATCGGATTCATCGAGAATGCATACGTGTATATATTTCTAAATGGCCTTGATAATCGGTTTGATAAAGGTACGGTATACTTGTAATATTTATGATCACTATCTTGAAAACCGGGTACATCTTCACCATTTATAAATATTTTAGCGCTGAGCATTGGTGGATTATAAAATTCATTTATTATTGAATATTGTACATTCGATGAAAAGTTGTATCTATTTGCGAATACATTTGCTAATAAATTATTACCACCGGTAAATATTTTTTCGTCTTCAAACTCTTCTCGTCTAAAAAACCAATTGATACTTTTAACGGGTATTTTAGGAACGAGTTCAAGTTTGGCACTCGTTTCACCAGCTTTTATAACAGTCGATGGGTGTCTTTGTACAAAATCGGTAATTAAAATGTGTTTATTGTTTTTTATGTACGAACGTTCACTATTTTCTAATGTAATTTCTTCGGTTACAATATCAAAACTATTTAATGATATCGTACCTGTATAGTCAGTAAAAAATGTTTGTGGTCTAAATTTTATATCAAATTGTATTTTTTGTTTATTAATAGCACACGTCGGGAAATACGGACGATTTGGTTTATTTGTGTCGTATTCATCACCTTCATATTTTCTTGAAAAGAAAAATGGTATGGGTATAAATAGTTTAGACTTAAACTGACTAAAAATTTGATTCCCCGCTGATAGAGCTGTATCTTCGGCTAAATTTCTATTAACCGTGTACCTTTTTGTTCGTTTTTCAGATTCATCTAGATAAAGTTCATCGTATATTATACCCCAATCGGAGTGGAATGTTTCAATAATGGTTTCGTCTATACGCATTGTTATTGATTCTATGACGTGTCTACCAACTTGATCAGCGTAATAATAATCATTTCCTCCACCAGATGGTAATCCTGGGAGTTCCATTGAAATATACATATTCGAGAGAAGGTCACCCATGTTTCTGGGATTAAGCGTAACCTTGATAGTTTCATCGAATGGCCAACTCGCTTTAGCATTCCCTGGTTTAATTACGTTTGTACTCTTATGAAATTTTCTAAAGTTAGAATGTCTCTTAACATCGTAATTAAATAAAGAATTTGTAGTTTCATTTTCCAATAAGTATGTATCTTGTTTACCTATTGCATTTAGTGATATTATAGCGCCTGTGTCTGGCCCACTTGTATCACACATACTATTTATTATAACACATTTTTTTAAATGTCGTTATACACGATCATTTGCATATTTTTAAAATTTTTACATATATACTTTTGTAAGGAAATATACCATAATTGTAAATATAATGTAGTCAACGAATAACATTGACCTTTTAACGATTTAACTTTTCCAATTTCAAAATCTCTTATTTTTGTAAAACCTGGTTTTTTTACACGTTCGAAACACGAAAAACATACACGAGTAAGTTTCCTACCGAAAAACTTATAATATGTTTCATTATTATATAACCATATAGGCCTGATATTTCTATATTTCCTTATAAGCTCTCTAACTTCGTAATTATTTGATTTAATATATACATTTAAAGGACAATTACACAGAAAACAAAAACCTTTGCATCTAAACCGTACATACATAAAAGATACAGTCGTTATTCTTTTATGTACTATAATGAAATTATACAACCTAATGGAACTCCTATTATAGGTATAAATTATGATGAAGAAAGACCAACTATACTGGAAGTTTTACCTAACGCTGAAAATCAACAACGAGTACAACAACCCGTTTATCAAATATTTGATACGAAAATTACACATTGGTTAAATTTGTTTATTATTATAATTAGTGCATATTATACACTTGTATACGATAACATGATATCTATATCTAATTGTATAGCATGTATATTACCATTACACAGTACGCAAAATAACAGTTTATACGGTATTATTGGGTACACTGTATATATTATGTTTGCTATGCTGTTAACAACATTTTTGGGTATATATGAATATTTATGGTATTATGTTATTTGTGATTCTATAATTATATGCATTTTTATAACCTCAGTTGCAAAATATGTAATATATATTAGAAATCAAACTCAAAATATAACTGATCATGTTGTATGAACAAAAAGACTTGGATGTTGCCAAATCATTATACGGTGACAATATAGAAAAAAGTGAACGTTTTGCGAGAAGTATACATAAACTCAGGGAGTCTCGCAAAAAGTACGACGATAAGAGAGAAAAGTACAAAATCAAATTTATCGATACTGTCCCCGAACAGAAATTAGAAAATAGAACAAAAGTTAATACATGTATTGCTTTAACATTAACCGGCAAAAAGTGTAATTTTAGAGCATCTTGTGGTAAATATTGTAAAAAACATTCCACTAAAATTTAAATATATTGTAATAATAAAATGTTAGATCAGGAAACACTCCGACCCGTCATAATAGCCATGGCACTTTATCTTGCACTTTCTCAACTCATACCAGAACTTTTCAAAAAACCAACAAATATTAAAATAATTGACGATATAGTTGCAATGTTGATTGCACAAAGAGGTTCACTTACATCAGGTACTATTCTTACCGGTATCATTGTTTTCGTTACGAATTACGTTAACGACGAATTCTTGTAAAACGTTTTCTTTACTCGTTAAAAACCGTGTTTTTGCGTGATCCATATACCTTAGTTTTTTGTTATATGCATCTTCCATGAATTCCATAAGTTGTTCCATATTTGGCTTTCCCCAATGCATACCTGCTTTATAGAGAAAATCATCTTTTGGTAATTTATGAAGTTCACATTTTATAGTATATGGAGTATCTATATACTCTATAGCCCCTCCATAATCTGTTATAATCACAGGCTTATTTCTTATTGCTGCTTCTACAGCACCCATACCAACTCCCTCAGATGATGAAAAATTTACATAACAATCCGATTTACAGTGTATTTCTTCCATAACTTCATCGGAAACTAAGTCATTTATTATTGTTACATTTGGTATATTGATTTTAAACGGGTATTTACACGTTGCTTTAACAATTAATCGCGCGTCGGGTTTATTTAATCTTACAAATGCCTCTAATATCTTATTAAAGTTTTTTCTTGGATCGTATACGTTACCTATATGATAAAACGTATATGGTCTTTTATCGGGTATATGTGCATGTATAACACAAAACTTTGTATCTGGAAACTGTCTTTCGAAAACATTTTTACAATATTCACTGGGTACTGCAATACTATCAAATAGTTCAAAAAGTTTACCGTAATCTTCATGAACAGTTTCAGTTTCACAGACGGTCATACAAACAACTTTTTTTATTTTACGTTTGATTTCCGGTATTCTATCTAACCAATATTTAACAGGAAGTGCAAATATAAAAGCACTATCAGATTCAGGTATTTCCTGGTCTATTTCAATATATTTAGTATACCCATCTTCAGGGAAAAGTTTCATATATTTTTTACAGTGTTGACCGATCCCACTCAGGAGAGTTGGTCCAATGAATAACATTTACTATAAAGATTATCTTTCTTTTATATATATTACACAATGGACTCTGTCAGAGAAAAAATAACGATTGAACTCGCTAGATCTAAAATTCGTACCGAAGAGATATACGCTATCATTAAGCAAATTGCCGATCACATAGAACCACCAACACCAGCCCCAGTTGCTAAACCAGCGCCAGCACCAGC